GCAACATCGAGTTGTCCGCCCCAATAATTATTGCCCCAAGTACTCTGACCCCAACCTATATTCGCCAAAGGATGTTACTCCTTTAAGCGATACGGATTATAGCGTTAGAAGCGTCTGCCGCTGGAAACTGAACAGTAAATGTACCTGATGTAGATGTCTTGTTAGCTCCAAAGTCAAGAACAGCTACTGCCTTATTGCCGTTAGTGTCATTGTATATCAAAGCACCTCTTGCTGTGATAGAAGCAGTTGTAAAACTTCGATCCCCAAAGTCAGTGAACGCCGTTGTTCCAGAAGAGGTCGGTGCAACTTTGGTTAAAGCTAATCCTCCAGTAACATATGTTCCACTTGAAGCTACTTCTCCAGTTGTTACATACACCGTGGATGCGGCTCCTAATGTTGCAGTTGTACTCGACTTACCGCCACTGCCAATAGCATATAATGCCAGTTTAAAAGCGTTTCCGTTAGTAGCAAAGTTATGTGTAGCGGTCATCAATTCTTTTTTAAATGATGTGCACATTGCTTGTGTGATTGCCATTTTATATTCTCCTTACAGTATCGGCTAGATCGGGGTGACCAGCCTTTCTTAGATTATGACATATAGTAGCACGTTCTTCACGTCTAGCCAACTCAATATGATAATGCACGACATTTCGTACATTTTCTGAAAAAGCTTGCGCTTGTTGCCTAATTGGTTCCGGTGCTGTTTCGGACACAGCAACAATTTTATTTGTTGCCATATCAGAAATTTGATCGTTACTTAGCCCACCATTGTCTGATGAAACTACCGTAGCAAAACCTGTTATTAATCCCCCACTTACGCTAGACATTCTTTTCTTCTCCCCCATTCATGTACTTATGATCGTGTCTCCCAAAGATTATTGGGTCTTGATCCAACGGCTCTGGTGGCTCCACCTTAGACTGCCTGGTTATCAATAGGCCCCCCGACTTATGTGACTGCACTAAAGGATCATCCAATCTGTGATACCCATAAAGCTTTTCGTTCTCCGGCACATTCGTATCTAAAAGCCCAGAGCTATGTGCAACCTCTATCTTTATGCCTCGAGTGGTAGCAATAGCACACCAAAACTCTGTGCAAGCTCTTCCTGCTTCTGCCATACTTACATTCTTGTATGTGTAATCTAAGCCATATAAACAAAGTTCTTTTGCTCCATAGTATATCGCATACGCAATTGCATAAGGAACGGTGTTGTTAAAATAACAAATGTTAAGTTCTTTAATAACTTCTTCAAGAGGGTAAAGTTCTAGATGTTTTACCCGATCATCCATCTCACAAGTAATAATAGGCTTAGTATTCTTTGCTAAAAAGTCTCTCGCTACCCCTGTCTGTGATCCCGCATCCTCTGAATCCAAAAACCTAGACACTGGGTCCATCATTATAGTTTTATCCACATGAATAATACCGCCCACACAGTTAATACCCCAGACCTCATCAAAAAGTTCTGAACGTATTTTAGCGGCTATGTAATCGGAATAGCTCCCACCCAATCCAACTATAGCTATCTTCATGACCTACGTCTTTCGGGTAGCCCTCTTCGATAAGCGTCTGAATTTTCTCTAGCCTCGGCGTAGTCTTTTAACCTAGCCAAAGACTCTTGATATCTTCCTTCATACATCTGCATTAGATCTGATTCCCCCTTCATATATAAATTAGCCTCCACTAAACTTCCAAACAGCATCGCGTTTGGAGCATTCTCACTTAACCATGTTGTTCCATTATCCCCAACCGCTGTCAAGCTTTGCGGCCTGTAGAAATAATGCAACTCCATCTCGTATTTGTCATCAGGTACAGGTGCAAGTATGAAGTTATCTTTATCAAAATACGCATAGTATAAAGGTCTTCCTACTTGTAACAAAGAAGGTGTCGTATCTTGTGGTGCTGGCGTGTACGTCTGGATAAAGTTTACATCCTTTTGCAATAAAAATGTCTTAGGAGTAATAGATACACCCGATATTGTGCCATCAAATTTAGCCGATAAACTAAAGGAAGCAAGATAATCAGTAGGTACTGGTAGATATTGATCATTAGCAAAAGCAGAACCGGTAACATTTTTCCTAAAGTCCGTAAGGTCTACTGCTTTTAAAAGTCTTTCTTCTACTGCTTTAATGAAAGTAGGAAGATTTGAAACAAAGGTCGTCTCCGTATTATCTGCATATTGTTGTATTGCTGTCTTTAATTCTGCATATGTAAAACTCATGTTATCACCACCGTTACAATTCCTATCTCTCCCGTCCCAGGGAGATCGTTAGGAGTTAACCCATCATTACTTGCCATACCTACAGGATTCCACCCATATTGTATAACTCTTTCTGCCGCTAGATTCGATTGCGGTCTAGGATCTCTTAGTGCTTGAGGGTCTGGAGATACAGGAGGAGGTGTTAGTTGAGGCTGTTTTGCTTCCCACTCATCTGGTCCAACCTTCGCGCCTGTCCATTCTACCCGCATAGTGTTTAAACGGTATCTCCAACCAGACCTGTCCGAAATACCCCAAGCTTTTTTACCACTTGCGTATGCCATTAGTTTGCCCTCAGATAACTACCACTGGGTCTCAGAGCAAGATCTAAGAAGTCTTGATCCATGTCAGAAGCTCTAGCAAATTCTTCTTCGTAAACTGCTTTTAATATTTGTAATCTATCTGGTGCTCGTTTCATAGCCATATAATATGCAAGACCAGCTACCATACAAGGATAAAAACGTAGTGGAGCTTCCACGTTGTTGTACAAATAATCCGCATCTTCCATTTGTTGTATGTAGTAATACGTCAAGGTATCCGTTGAGTTCTCTGGAGTAGCCCAAACATTTATAATAGGAGAAATCTTTCTCTCAAAGTAATACTGGCTAGGTCTTCCTTGCGTGGTCTTATCTGGAATAGTAGCGTAGTTAGCCCTACTGATCTGATCCATCTCGTAGTCCGTACCATCTCTGTTAAGAACTATCTGTAATATGTCAACAGTGTGCTTGTTTAAAGTGTAAGCCGAAGTACCTTGTGTCAAAGCTTGAGTAGCAGAACGTACTGTCCAGAGATTAACCCCTCTGTTTGACCAATCAGCAAACATTAAGTTAAGAGATCTTCTAGCTGTCTCTGCATCGTATCCCGTTCTAACTTCTAATCCGCACCGTTCATACGCTTCTTCTATTATCTCTGCGATACTAAGATCAAAGTTTCTAATCCCTGACGTTGACATATTGTACCCTTTCTAAGGAAAGATTTTTCAGTATTACAGTTAACATTGCATGATTACTGGTTACTTTCTCACTCATCACTGCCGTAGTTTTATCAACAGTAACTAAAGTACGAGTAACCCAAGTAGACCATGTGCCAACAACGCCCATAACAATAGAAACTCCAGCCGCAATAAAGATTAATTTGACCTGATAACTCATCAACATCTCCATCTTTTACGAGCTTGTCGAAGCCGACTATTAGGATCTTTAGCCGCCTTCGGGAACTGCTTCATCTGTCCCGCAGACCTAGCGCAATAAGACTTTCGTCTCTTCGCATCCTTGCTACCTTTTTTAACTTTTCCCGTAACCGCAGTCTTTAACTTTGATCCTGGGTTCTTTGCTCTATAGGATTTGACACCCTTCTCAGTCATTCCCGCCCCACTCTTAGTAGGGCGAAAATTCTTTTTATTTCTTTTTGGCATGTTATCAGCCATAAGAACCTCTAAGCGTAAAAGATCGTTGCAGAAGTTGCGTTAACAGAACTGTAAGTAAGGTAAGCTCCGTCTGAAAATACTATCCCATTGTCTGGGACATCTGGATATTCCGCGCCAACACCGGCTGGAGTATTGTATTGTAGAAGAGCCGTTCCTGTTACAGAAGCGTTTCTAAACGAAATCGTTCCACCCGTAGCAGTGCTGACTAAATAAATACCTTTTAATCTACATCTTCCAGCAAAAATAGTAGCTTGAATTGTAGAGCCTGATCCCGCTGTAACTGTTCCCGCAGGATCACCTACTGCGGCTATCTGAGTAACTGTTGCAAAGATTGATGTTCCTGTTGCTATTCCAGCGTTTCCGCCTGTAATAGTTTCTGCTAGAGCCGCGCCGCTTGCATCCGTCCCAGTAACAGTGAAAGTTATTCCACTATCATTACCACCAGAAGTAATAGTAACATTTCTTGGGCTGTCGAAAGTAACAGCACCGCCGCTTGCTAACGCACCACCTATGACTAAATTAGCATTATTTGCAACTTGTGCGCTTTCTGAAATGCCATCTGGATCTGCCGCCGCTGACTCAATAAACGTGGATTGTACGTCTGAACCCGCCATATTCTTCTCCTTTATAAAAGTGAGAGGGGGGCTACCCCCTCTCTAAAAATTAGCTTGCTACGATACGTTGTTATTTTGGACGTAGCGCACAGTTACAGCACCCACTCCATTGCCTGTATTAGCCGTGGTTACGATGAGACGTTCATCGCTTGACCCAGTATCTAGCCATTTTCCAGTACGAGTAGCATCCGTTCCCGGACTAGCTGCTATAATACCTACTGCGTTTCCTTGTACAGCACCCGCCGCAGTTAAAGAAGTAGCCGCGCCTACGCCGCCGAATCCCAATGTCGTTGCGCCACCGCTCCAAGCAGTAGTAACCGTCAGGTCAATAGCCAGTATCTGGCTGTTGGCTGGGATTATGATATCTGTGGTTGTTGTTGTTGCCGCTTGAGTAAGCGTAGCAGTTTGAGACATACTGACAAATCCAACATTAGCCATGTTTGAGCCAACGGTTGATCCAGTAGTGTTTCTGATTGTTCCGGCCTTAATAGGTCCAGAGAAAGTAGTTGTAGCCATGTTAATCTCCTTGTCGTGGCAAATGTCAGTCGCGGGATGCGACTGTCAAGGTATGTATAGAATACAATATTCTAAAAGAAAAAGAAAGGGTCAAGTTGATACCGGACCCTTTCTCTATTTATTTGCTGTTTTTTGATTCTTCTGCGAGGATCAAGCCTAAGATAGCACAGGCAACGCCGACGAACAACAATTCGCCTACACCTGAGATCATTCCTATACCTATAACTCCTACACCTATCGCAGCATAACTCGATGGTTCAGACAGACGACCAGTAATCCAATTTACAATTTTCATTTTACTCTCCTTTTTAAACGAAAAGAGGGCGACTAAACAGCCGCCCTCTCTATTTCTTAATAGTTCCGATTACGCTCCTGGCGAACCGAATACACAACGTGGATCCGAGAATCCGAAGCTGTAACGCTCCCTAGCCTTGTATCTCATGTTGCCTGTGTCGAAGTCAGCTTCCATGTTGGTAGCCATCGGAGTACGCTCAAAGTGGATAAACCCACGAGGTGCATCTGTTTTAACCCACCACGCATCTGGATCATTTAGGAAGTCATTGACAGCATAACCGTCAGGAACCATTCCCATTGATTTGATTGCGTTAGTGTCGTTGTCCGCAGTGCCAACCCGAAGATTAGATACCATGATACGTTCTGCGATGAACTGAAGTTGACGTGGTAGAATTAACTTCATACCGCGAAGAGCAACTTTTAGTCCACGCTCATCGACATACCCAGCAATATTGATCAACGCATCTTCCAAAGAAGTTTCGTTTAGATCAGATGCAACCGCTGGTGTATTTGATAGTGTCCCACCATTAACAAGAGGGTGTGCAGTTGAACAAAGTGCAACTCCATCTCCTCCGGCAGAAGCCCCACCAGTGAACGCGTTGTTCAAGATGCTTGCAGCTTTTACCTGTTTCGTGTGAGCCATTGACCTAGCAAGAGCACGGGTATATCGGCTTCCGAGACGATCATAAAGATTGTCTTCGATAGCTTCTTCCGTGATTGAGAATGCCAATGCAATGGTTTCGTTGTTGTAACGAGCTGTGTAAGCCTCGCCAGCATCATCGAAATTTACTGCGTTGCCTTCCGACTTGTTCGGAGCGGCTCCAAATCCAGAGAGCATAACTTCTTCTTCAAACGCTCTGTCTGAAGACTCAGTCGTATAGATCTCTGCATGTTGGTTTTCGTACCTGTCATACTCCATGCCAAATAAGGCATTGAGACCAGGCTCTAGCTCTTTTGCT